GCCATCGACACCACCGGCGCCGCCGCCGATGGCCTCGTCCGCCTGACCGGCCAGGTGCTCGGCAGCCAGTTGACCCTCGGCACCGGCCACACCCTGGCCAGCATCAAGGCTGCGCTGCGCCCCCTTTCCCTGTTCGTCCGCTGATAGGAGCCGACCCCGATGGATATTTTCGACACCCGTACCATGCTCGAAGCGGTCGAGCAGATTCCGTCGGCGCGCCGCTTCCTGATGGTGACTTTCTTCAACGGCGGCGTGCCGCGCACCTTCGCCAGCAAGACCGTCGACATCGACATCGTCAAGGGCCAGCGCAAGATGGCGCCCTTCGTCCATCCGCGCCTGCCGGGCAGCGTGGTCCTGCGCGACGGCTACCGCGCCGACACCTATACGCCGCCGTACATCCAGCCGAAGATCGAAACCACTGCCGAGCTGATCCTCAAGCGCGCGGCCGGCGACAACCCCTATGCCAGCCGCACCCCGCTCGAGCGGGCCGGCGCCCAGCTCGGCAAGGACCTCGCCGACCTCGACGACCAGATCACCCGCCGCGAGGAGTGGATGTGCTCCCGGGCCCTGACCACCGGCCAGGTGCAGGTGGTGGGCGAGGGGGTGGACGACACCATCGACTTCCTGATGGCCGCCGACCACAAGGTCACCCTGAGCACCGACAAATGGGACGCTGCCGGCTCCGATCCCCTCGGCGACTTGCGCGCCTGGAAGCGCAAGATCGCCAGGGACAGCGGACGCACCGCCAACGTCGCCGTGCTCAGCGGCGAGGCCGTGGATGCCTTCCAGGCCAACGACATGGTGATGAAGCAGCTCAACACCCGCCGCGTCGACCTGGGCCTGATTCTCCCGCAGGAGCTGCCGGACGGCGTCACCTACCTCGGCTACCTCAACGACCCGGGCGTCGACCTCTACGCCTACGACGAGTGGTACCTGGACGACAACGGCGACGAACAGCCGATGATCGCCGCCGGCGGCTTGATCCTCGGCGCGACCAACACCCGCAATGCCATGCTCTACGGGGCCATCCAGGATCTGGATGCCATCGAGAGCGGCTTGGTCGAGGCGGCGCGCTTCCCGAAATCCTGGGTCACCCAGGAGCCGTCGGCCCGCTGGCTGAAGCTGCAGAGCGCGCCGCTGGCCGGCCTGCTGGAGCCGGACGCCTTCCTCTACGCCAAGGTGGTCTGACGTGGCCGGCCCGTTCGCCGTCCTGATCGACGAAATGGACGCCGTCCTCCTGGCTCAGCTCGGCGACGGCCAGGGCGACTACCTGAGCGTGCAGGGTGCCGTGCTTGCCACGGGCCTCGATCTGGAGCTGACACGCGAAGCCGAGCGCCTCGACCTCGCCAGCGGCGCCCTCGACCGCGCCGTCACCCTCACCGTCCAGAAGCGCCTGCTGCAGCCCCTTGACCGCAAAGGTGCGTTCCTGCTCGACGGCAAGACCTGGCACATCGACGGCATCGCCAGCGACGACGGCCACCTGATCGCCTTCTACGTGGTGCCCTGACATGCCCATCGACCTGCAATCCGCCATCGTCGCGGAGCTGCTCGCGCGCCTAGCCGCTGTGCCCGACTTCGGCGCCCAGGTCCTCGAGGACAGCGTGCTGCGCATCCTCGACGCCGAGGACGATACCCTCCCGGACGACCTCATCGTCATCCAGCCCGGGCAAACCGATGAAGTCGAGCGCATCGGCCAGGGTAGCGTGCGCGAGCGCGTCACCCTCAACGTCACCCTGATAACCCGCCGCCGCCAGTTCGCTCCGGCCCTGCGCGCGGCACGTCTGGCGATCAAGGTCGCGCTGCCCGGCACCAAGGCCGGCCTGACCGTCGCCGGCGTGCAACAGGCTGCCTTCCAGCCGGAGAGCCCTATGCCGCCCGGCGAGGGCCGGCGCTGGTCCGCCCACGTCATGCCCCTGCAGATCACCTACATCCAACCGCTCAAATAACCCGGAGCTACCCATGACCCAGATCGACCGCTCCTTCGTCGGCGAGGCCATCATCCACGGCCGTGCCTACCAGTCCGCCGACCCGCTGCTCGACATCGGAAACTGCGATGCCTTCAACCTGTCGTTCGCGACCAACCGCACCGCGCTGCCCAACTACCGTGGCGGCGGCGGTAGCCGCAACGTGCGCGAACAGGTATCCGACGTCACTGCCACCCTCGGCATGTTCGACATCACCGCCACCAACCTGTCCCGCGTCACCCGTGCCGTTGTCACCAATATCGCCACCGGCAGTGTGACCGCAGAGGTGCTGAGCTGCGCCGGCATCGAGGGCGAACTGATTCCGTTCAAGAACCTGCCCGACCTCACCCAGACGGTCACCCTCGTGACCGCTGCAGACGCCGCCCTGGAGGCCGGCACCGACTATCTGCTGACCCCGCACGGCGTCATCGTCACCAACGGCAGTCTGATCGACGAAACCGGCATCAAAGCCACCTACACCAAGCGGGAGGCCGATGTGGTGCAGATGCTCGCCGGCTCGCAAGTCGAGCTGGAGCTCTACATTGCCGGACTCAACGATGCCCAGTCCGGAGAACCCTTCGCCCTGCGTGTCCGCCGCGCGAAATTCGGTATCGCCACCGCATTGCCGGTGATCGGCACCGAGTACCTGCGCCTCGAGGCCCCGATCAGCCTGCTGGCCGACAACCTGATCACCGAGCCCGGCCTCTCGAAGTTCTGCGAGATGCAGTTGATCAAGAAGGTGGCGTGATGGGGCGGCCAAGGACGGCCGACAAGCCTGCACCATGTATGCTCCGGGTATAGACGGTACAGTCAAACCCGGACATTCTGGTGTATATTCAACGGCTAGTTGAATTGCTCCTATGGGGGGTAGCATGTCAAAAGCTGCAGAAGTAAAAGGCATGGCTGCGCAAAAGCTTTCAGTAGCTTGTGCGATGGCTTTTGCTGGCTTCATGTTGGCTGCCGATGTTGCCCCTGAGGTTACAGCTGGAATAAATCCGCAGCCTGCTAAGCGAGCCTCACAGGGCTCGACAGCCTCGGTTTCCGACACACTCCAGCTGGTGGCCAGCTTGCAGCAACTCCTCGATGTTGCTCACGCAAAGCTGCTGGATGGCGCAATGCCTAGCATGCTGTTGGGTCACCCATTTGGGACGATCACGGACGTCTTGACTCATGCCCTGGCAGGCCTGAAGCCGCTCCGGGGAGCAGCAGAGCTGGGCCCGGATGGCGACAAGCTGATCATTGCCATTGCCGAGGCCCGCTATAAGGCTGACCGAAACGCCAATCTGATTCGCCAGATGACAACAGAGCCCAAGGTGTTCGCCAGCGAGATTGACAGCGATGGGCTGGTCGCACTGGCCCGAGCTGGGCGCGAGGCTGCTGCAGGGTTCAATGCCTGACGGATGGAGCCAGTAACAGTCTCGTTCCATTCGGAAACCTACGATAGGTTTTTCAAGCCTCTGGAGTCCGATCACCCTCAGTTGATGAGGGTGCTTTTGGAGGACTTTCGGCGCTATCAGGCGTCTATGCGTGAGGATCTGCCGGATTACTTCGGATACGACGCCGAGTATGGCTCTCCACGGGAGATTGCTGGCTGCCTTGAGCATATCCACCTGTGCATACCGCCAAGGAAATTCCCGAAGTACAAGAAGCAGTTCGACCGGAAGTGCAGAAAGGGCGATCCTGAGAACGATGTGGCTTTGGTCTATACCAGAGGCCTGTTGGAGCCGAACCGGTTCTGTATCTTGGGTATCTTGGTGCCGGATGCTCACAAGCAGAGCAACAACAACCAGCTGATGCTCTACCTGGGTCGGCTGGCTCGACAATTCAAATACGACAACTGAAGTAGCCATGCCCCGAGCGGGGCTTTTCTTTCCAGCCTCACCAGCCTTCAGGGCTTTCCTCGTGTGAGCGGGGTAGGCCAGGGATGACCTGTTTCGCCGATGCCATCAGGGCACCCGTATCAGGTCGGATTTGATGACCCATTCTTCCGTCGTGGTGGTGTCTGGAGAAATCCTGGCCCAGTCGCCCACCTCTTCATAGGCGACGACGCGTTCCTTCGGTGCCAAACGTCTGGCCGCCTGGAGCGATCGAAATGGCCGAGTCGTGACATTCGCGCCGTGGTCGCCTGTTTGGTATTTGGAAAGTGCTGTACTTGGCCGGGCTGGTGGATTACGGGCAGTTTGGACTTGTTGTGTCGCCACGACTTTCTGCGATCCAAGGCTATGACTGAGTACCCACTCTTCCGGCTTTCCCGGCGGAGATATACGGGACCACCCCAGAGACCGTTCATGAACCCTGACTTTTTCGCCAAGAGCCAGCTCCCGAACGGTGTTTGCATCCCTCGCCGGCTGATCCATGGAGTACTCCATGTCGTACTGAACGTAGTAGTCCCGCGTTGCGGCGGGCGCTTCCGGCTTGTCGGCGATCACGGCGGCTGTGCCGATGGCGGCAGCGCTTGCAGCGGCAGCAGTGGTTGCGGCGGTTGTACTGGTTGTGGTCGTTTCTGCTGCAGACGGAGCATAGCTTGGCACGTAGCCCTGAGAGTGACTCGGCGTGCTGTAACTTTTCCTGTGACCGCCGAATGAAAAGGATGAGGATGAAGAGGGGCTATAGGACTTGCCGCCGCCGCCTCGCCCCCGAGCATCTGCATTTATGGAAAGGGATGTTGCGGCAATGAACATCATGACGACGGGGATACGCACGTTGTCTCCTTGATCGAACGCCGTTTTGGCGCGGTTTCCCTTCAGGCGGGGAAGTATTCCTCAGCCACGATCTGCGGTGCGCCGCATCTCATCCAGCAAGCTACGGCGTCCGCTACTGCTCCGACTTTTCCGGTTCGAAGTAGCGCTCGATATCCTGGCGAATCAGGTCTATCTGGCTGGTGTGCATCTTGAGCGCGCCCAGCTGGGCGCGGATGGCATCCTCTGGTGACAGCGGCTCCAGTTCGTCGTCGTGGGAGTTCTTGAGCACGGTTTGTACGCGGTAGATAGCGCGCAGCTGCTCGACGATCTCGGCATTCATGGATCGGCCGTTTTCCAATGCCGAGGACTCAATTTGGGTCTTCAGGTCTGGAGGAATGCGGAGCTTGAATTGGGCGTCTGTTCTCTTCATTCAAAAATGATGAACCAGTGTGGTTCTTGACTTCAATTGGACCCAATGGGTTTAATGATGGGACCAAATGGGTTCAGGAGAATGAGATGAGCCAGCGTGAAGCACAGATGAAGATCCGGCTTCCTGATGAACTGAAACGGTGGGTCGCGGCGCAAGCAAAAGCCAATTGCCGCAGTCAGAGCGCGGAAATTGTGTTTCGGCTGGAGGAGGCGAAGCGGCAACAGGAGGCGGCATGACGGCCGCAGAGCGAACGAAGCCAAATCCCTGTAACGCTGAGAACTCGGAAAACGTGATCGACTTGGAAGCAAATCACATGGAAAACCCTGGTGCAGCACAAGGTTTTCAACAAATTGGCAAGCCCATGCTCCGGGCATACACGCCGGAAACAGCTTTTGTCTACAGTCAGGCTGTAGATCCACGAAGCCTGGACGACATCATGGCCTGCGCCCTTGGACGTAGCGAAGCTGTCGTTCAGCTCCTGCTGAGCGATCTTGCCGACAACAGCGAATTCACTCATACCCCGAAGACCTTGACCAATGCTCTCTTGTTGCTCCAAGGCCAGATCGAACAGATGCAGACGGTGATGCGTAACTATCGGAAGGGCGCTGCTGCGTGAGTTAGCTCACATTCAGGAAATGTGAGCAGGATTTGCTGCATAGCCCGATTCAGGTGGTGGCGTTTTGATACATTCCCTCCCGACCATCGACTGGGAGGGAGTCCCCTATGGCCATGAAAAAATGCCCAGCTTGCCAATGGCCGGTGTCGAGCACAGCAAATACATGCCCACGTTGCGGCGATAATTTATCGGCCCGCCGTATCCTGAAGTTGACACTGGCTATATGTGCCATCATGCCGCTTGGGATAGTACTGATCGCTTTGCGGAATACTCCAGAACCTACGCCGATTAACGATGTTCAGCGTCCCCGTCAGATAGAAACTACGTCGGCTCAGGCTCCTGCCAAGTCTCAATCTCCGGCACCTGCAACGCCTGAAATAAGGCCGGATGAGTTGCTCTACATATCGCCGGATTACCGGATCGATGTGGCCAAGATGCTCAACGTGCTGCGTCGAGAAAACGAGTTCTGTCGTCAGGAGCTATACCCGTACAACGCAGGCATGTCGTCACAGCAGCCTGATCCTGCAAATCCAAGTTTCTTTGTCATGTGCGGCGATAAGAAAATCACTGTCCTGCATTTCAGCTGGATGGATGTTGTCAACAAGCAGGCACCCGTATCGCCAGTGGCGATTACCCGGAACGAAGCATTCAGAGTCTGCCGGGATTACGCGCGTAGCCAGGTGGATAGACCGGATGCACTGGAAGTATCGGGGATCATGGATCTGGCATTCACTGCCAACGATAACGGCACTGCAATACTGTTCACCACGGCTACCGCCAAGAATGGTCTTGGTGCGGAAATGAAATACAACGTCCGCTGTTCGTTCAGCAGGCAAACGCTGACAGAGTCACGAATGTGGCCAGCCCAATGACTGGCTGAGTTTTCGACAACAAACCCACTTCGGTGGGTTTTTTATTTCCCGGAGAAAATCCATGGCCGGCATCAAGGAACGCTTGATCCAGTTCGTCCTGCGCGGTCGCGACGAGCTGTCGCCGGCGGCGGCGCGCAGCACCGCCGCCCTGGAAGCGCTGCGCCAAAAGAGCGAACGGCTCGGTGCGGCACTGGATCAGGCCAAGTCCGCCCGCGCTCTGGCCGCCAGCCTCGCCGAGGCAGGACGGGCCGCCGACCAGGCCCGCAGCGGGCTGCAGCGGGCCGAGCAACGGGCTACCGATCTGCGCGCGGCACTGGACAGGGACCCGGAAAGCAAGGGGCTGGCCGTCGCCCTGCAGGAAGCCGAGCGGGAGGCGGCCCGGGCCAACCGCGAGCTGAACCGGGCCACCGCTCAGTTGGGCGAGCTGGAACGGGCCGCCAAGGCTGCCGGCATCGATACGGACAACCTCGCCGACGAGCAGCGCCGCCTCTCCCAGGCGGTGGATGCCGGCCGGCAGGCTCTGGCAGAGAACGCCCAGCAGCTGCGCGAACTCGAACGCCGGCAGGCTGCCGCGGCCCGGGGCGCCGCCGAGCACGCCTCCCGCATCGCCGCCGTGCGCGAGGCGCTGGACGGTGCGACGCGCCGGGTGCTGGCCTTCGCCGGCGCCTTCGTCGGGATCGATGCGGCCGTTTCCGTGTTCGGTCGCCTGAGCGGTGCCATCCGTACCGGCATCGTCGACATGCTCAAGACCGGCGACCAGATGGAAGGCCTGGAAATCCGCGTCAACTCGCTGATGGGCAGCGTGGAGCTGGGTGAAAAAGCGGTTTCCTGGATCAAGGATTTCACCAAGACCGCCCCGATGACCATCGCCGATGTCACCGATGCCTTCGCGCTGCTCAAGGGCTTCGGGCTCGACCCGATGGACGGCAGCCTGCAGTCGCTGGTCGACAAGAACGCCCAGTTGGGCGGCGAGATGGACCGCCTGAAGGGCATCATCATTGCCCTCGGCCAGGCCTGGGGCAAGGAGAAGCTGCAGGCAGAAGAGATCGTGCAGCTGGTCGAGCGCGGTATCCCGGCCTGGCAGCTGCTCGCCCAGACCACCGGCAAGACGGTCGCCCAGCTTCAGGAACTGTCGGTGGAGGGCCGGATCGGCCGGGATGTGATTGCCGCCCTGATCGCCGAGATGGGCAAGAGCGCCGAAGGTTCCGCACTCGCGGGCATGTCCCGTCTCAACGGCCTGTTGATCCAGCTGACCGCCACCGGTCAGAAGTTCTATTCCAAGATCGCCGATGCCGGCGCCCTCGACTACGTCAAGGGACGCCTGCAGGCGCTGCTCGACACCCTCGGCGAGATGGACCGCGACGGCCGGCTGGACAAGCTGGCCCAGTCGCTCAGCACCGCCTTCGTTGACGGCGCGAAGCGGGTCGAGGAGTTCGGCAGGAAGCTGCTCGGGACCGACTTCGGAAAGCTGGCCGACGACAGCAGCCGCTGGGCGAGAGCGTTCGGCAGCGCTATCGACGACATGACGATGCGCGTGAAGCTGTTCGTCGCGCCGTTCCGTACGCTCTTCAACGGTCTGACCACGAGCGTTTCCCTGGTGGCCGGCTCGTTGCTGGAGCCGGTGCGCGCGGTCGTGGATGCGTTCGCGCTGGTGTCGAAAGCCGTCCCGGATATGCTGGGCGGCCAGCAGTTGCGCAGTGCGGTGGCGTCCGCACAGGATCTGCTCGGTAGCTTGAGCAAGGGCTTTCTCGACCAGATCAAACAGGACGTTAACGACGCCGCGGACGCCTGGGGCATCGTGACGGACGACCTGACGGCCAGGACGAAGGCCGCCGTCGCCGAGCAGGGTTCCGCCGCGACCGAGGCCGAGATTGCCTGGAAGAAAATGGCCGATGCCGGCATCGTCAGCAACGACGCGATGCGCGACGCCATCGTGCAGGCCGCCCTCGCCGGCACGGACGCCATCGACAGCCTGGCCGAAGCGCTCGAGCTGATCGACACCGCCAGAACCGTGGCCCAGCTGGAAGGGCTCAAGACGGCGCTGTTCGACGCCTGGCAAAAGGGCCGCCTCGGCCTGGAGGACTACCAGACCGCCCACAACGCCGTGGCGAAGCAGATCGAAAGCCTCGGGCAGAGCGCCGCGTCGGCGGCCGGCGGCGTCGATGAAAACGCCGCCGCCATCGCCAAGCTCAAACAGCGGCAAAGCGAACTCTTCGAGGAGTACCGCGCCGGGAAAGTCTCGCTGGAGGCGTATCAGACCGAGCACAACAAGGCCGCCGAGGAAATCGCCCGGCTTTCCAGCGGCGTCGAGAAGGCGGCGGTCGTCGTCCACAGCTACGACGAGGCGCTGGCTGCCCTGAGCACGGCCAAGACTGTCGCCGAGTTCAAGGCGCTGCAGAAGGCGATGTTCGAGGCTCAGCAGCGCAACGAACTGACGATGGAGCAGTTCCAGAAAGGGCACAACGCCGCTGCGACGGCGATTCGTGCGCTGGGCGGAGCGGCCAAGCAGTCTTCGAATAACTTCAAGACCCTGGACGACGAGCTGGGAAACCTCGCCAAGGTCCAGCAGGCCATCGCCGATGCCAAGACCGACGTCGACTTCAACAAGATCCGCGCCGCCCTGAAAAAGCTCTACGAAGACGGCGCCATCGGCGCCGAGCAGTACAACAAGGAGCTGACGGCCACCAACGAGGCTCAGCGCGACCTCAAGGGGAGCATCGACAAGACGGCCGAGGAGGGCGTCAAGGCTGGCGAGCAACTGACCAAATCCCAGCAGATGTACAACGAAGCGATGGAGGACGGCATCGTCACCAGCGAGGAGCTGCGCCGGATCAGTGGCCAGCGCATGGAAGAGGAGCGCCAGGGCGCGGACGAGGCCCAGCGCGACATGTCGGCCTGGTCAGACTTCTACGGCAAGACCCTGAGCAACGCCCGCGAACCGCTGGCGGCGATGAGCGAGGCGGCGCTGGAAGCCTTCGACCGGATGCGCGGCGTCTCCAGCGTCGACATGTCGATCGACACCTCAAACCTCGAAGCGACCCAGGACTCCCTGCAACGGATGACCCAATCGCTGGCCGATTGGGAAAAGGCCGCCAACGGCGTCGGCATGTCGAGTCTCGGCAAGTGGCAGACCCGGACGATGGTCGACAGCCAGCGGGTGCAGGTGCAGTTCCTCGCCCAGAAAGCCGCCCTGCAGTCTCTGATGGAGGGTTACGAAAACGGCTCGCTCAGTGTGGCCGACTTCGTCCGGGAGGCCGAGCGCGCTCGGCGCGGCATGAGCCTGCTCGACCGCGCCGACCTGTCCAGCCTGGAGAACACCCTGAAAAGCGCCCGGCAGCAGATGCAGGCGCTCGGCGACTCCAGCCGCGACACCCTGGACAGCCTGCAGAGCGAACTGGCCCAGCTGCGCGGCGACCAGGAGGAAGTCGACCGGCGCGCATTCGACAGCCGCCGCCGCGCGCTGGAGGCACAGCTCACCGAGGCTCGTGCTGCCGGCAACGGGCAGGCGGTATCCGACCTCAACAGTGCGCTCTCTACCCTGGGGCGGATCGAGGCGGAAACCGCCGCCCAGCGCATGCGCGCCCAGCAGCAGGCCAAGGCGCAGCAGGCCGGCGAGGCCGCGCCGACGCCGGCGCCACAGCAGCAACCCGCGACCGTCGTCCGCCTGGAAGGCCCCCGCGGGCGCCGAGTAGACGTACAGATCCCGCCGGGCCAGCAAACCCAACTGCTCGACATACTGGCCGATGCCGGCCTGAGGACGCTGTAGATGATGCTCGACTCGGTAGAGCTGGACGACCAGTTCGAATGGGTGGACGAATTCGAGTGGGACGCCGTGGCCCAGGAGCAGGAGCGCTCGGTCAGCGGTGCGCTGCTGATCCAGGAGGGCGTCAAGCTCCATGGCCGCCCGATCACCCTGAAGTCCAACGGCGGCGTCTGGACCCCGCTGTCCGTGGTGCGCTCGCTCGAGGTGCTGCGCAACACCCCCAGCAAGGTCATGGACCTGACGTTGCCGGACGGGCGTGCCTTCAGCGTGACCTGGAACCGCGCCGACGGCGCCCCGCTCGAGGCCACGCCCCTTGAGCGCCTGGTCAACCCCGGCGAGGATCACCTCTACGACGTCAACCTGCGCCTGATCACCGTCGCCCCGCCGGCGGCCTGATCGGCCGTTCCACCCTCAAGCCCGCCCCGCGCGGGCTTTTTCATGCCCGGAGTTCCTGCATGACCATCAACGCCAGCGACGTGAAGTTGCTCAAATCCCAGCGCCTGACCGACGAGGACGACGGCGGCGGGCGCGCCACCGGCACCCCCGTGGTCGACGGCGAGGTCAACAACCTGTTCTCCGACATCAGCCGCCTCGACCGCACCCTGGGCCGCATCAACCTGCGCAAGGGATTCGCCGGGGTGCTCACCGACAATGCCGACGCCTACCTGGGCGCCCACTGCATCCTCACCCAGGCTCCGGCCGATCCGCGCGTCTCGGTGCTGCTGTTCAATACCGGCAGCCAGATCGACGAGCGCACCGCCGCCCGGAGCAATATCGAGAACTACGTGGTGCCGGCCACCGCCGCGCCCTTCGAGCTGCTCGGCAACCAGCTCGCCGGCCAGCGCTCGATCACCGGCGTGCAGCGCGAGGAGCATCGGATTCCCGAGGTCGGCGAGGTCTACCAACTGGTCAACGGCACTGCCAGCCAGTACGTTCGGGTCGCCAGCGTCGAGGCGACCGTCGAGAACTTCATCTACGAGTACTCGTCCGGCCAGTACCTGACCCTGCCGCGCCGGCGCCTGCAACTGGGCATCGGTTCCGCGCTGCTGGCCACCTATCCGGGCGGCAGCGTCAACCCGGCCGGCACCACCGCGACCAACGCCGCCAGTCAGCCCAAGGCCTCGGTGCTCTCCACCCAGGTGGCCGACGCGGCCAAGTACTACGGGATCAGCCCGCTGGCCGAGGCGGTGGCCCAAGGCGATCTGACTCTCAAGGTCGCCTCGGTCTACGCCCCGCTGGTGCCCAGCACGGTCAAGGAAACCGCGCTGCTCGACCAACTGGCCGGCTACCGCCGCCGCCAGTACCTGGCCTGCGGCGCCGCCCGCGCGCCGGCGCTGAGCTTCGCCCTGGTGGTCAGCGGCCAGTCGCGCGCCTTTCTCGGCACCGGCGCGCTGCCCGGCAGCGTCACCCTCACTATCAACGCCGGCGTCTACTCCGACAACGGCAAGGGCGAGTTCACCTTCGTCAGCGGCAGCAACACCTTCAGCAAGATCACTGTCGATTACGCCACCGGGCAGCTCGACGCCTACAAGGCGACCGCCTACACCGGCGCGGCCAGCGTCGGCTACACCCCGGCCACCGCGGTGAGCGGCGAAACCGTCACCGGCGAGATCGCCGTCACCCTGGCCAGCCGCGGCTACGTCTACACCCTGGACCTGGCCGGCGCCAAGCCCAAGCCCGGCACCCTGACGGTCAGCTATCTGGCCCTGGGCAACTGGCAGGAGCTGAGCGACGCCGGCAACGGCGAGCTGGGCGGGCAGGGCAGCGGCACCGTCGATTTCGCCAGCGGCAGCGTCTCGCTCACCCTGGCGGCGCTGCCGGACGTCGGCTCGGCCATCGTCTACAGCTACGTCGGCGACAACGCCGAGGCCTACACCCAGCGCACCGGCGCCGGCACGGCGGCCAAGGCGCGCATTCGCCACCGTCTGCCCCACGACGGCATCCAGCCGGGCAGCCTGACCGCCAGCTATCTGGTCGGCGGGGTGACCAAGACCATCACCGACACCGGCAGCGGCACCCTGAGCGGCCAGGCCAGCGGCACTATCGTCTACGCCACCGGCGAGCTGGACATGGAGCTGACCGCCACCCCGGACAGCGGCTCCTCGATCAACTACAGCTACCAGCAGGGCAGCGTCGCCGATCAGGTGCTGAGCGTGTCGCCGGATAGCGCCGGCACTGTGTCCGGCACCCTTCCCGGCGCTCCGCTGAAACCGGGCAGCGTGCGGATGAGCTGGTCGGTGCTGCGCCGCCAGGCGGTGCCCGCCTCGGGCAGCGCCACCAGCTACGACCAGACCGTGGTCCTCGACCGCAGCGCCGCCGACGACGGCGCCGGCGGCTGGGTCGGCGTCACTGGCAGCATCGACTACAGCACCGGCGCCTTCACCCTGCGCGTCGAGGAGAGCTACGCCTACAAGGAGTACACCTACAAGCAGACCGGGGTCTTTCCGCTGGTCAAGACCGAACGCTCGAGCACCACCACCAGCCTACAGGAGCAGTTCGGCGGCACCCTGCTCGCCCGCGCCCAGCCGGCCGGGGTCGGCTACGGCACGCAGAGCGACAGCCAGAGCGTGCCGCCGTTGACCTTCGAGCTGCTGCCCAACGTCGACGAGCCCATCGTGCCGGGCTCGCTGATCCTGGCCTGGGGCGGCGACACCTACGTCGACCGCGACGGGGTGCTCTACAAGGGCATCAACAGCAGTACCAACGCCGGCAGCGCGGTCGGCACCGTCGACTACGCCGGCGGCACCGCCACCCTGAGCGTCTACCCCGGCGGCAAGACGCCGGGCGTCGACGTGCAGGCCTGCCTGACCAGCAACAGCGGTTTTGCCGTGGTCGACGCGACCTTCCGCACCCCCGGCGCGCCGCTGCGCCCGGCCAGCCTGCAACTGACCGCGGTACGCACCGACACCGCCGAGACGGTCACCGCCACGGCGGACACCAACGGCAACTTTTCCGGCCCGACGATCTGGGGCACGGTGGACGTGGAAACCGGCATCGTCCGCCTGAAGTTCACCGCCGACCCCAACGACGGCAGCGGCCTGAGCGACATTCCGGTGATCCCGGCGCTGCTGCGCTACAACGCCGTGCTCTACAGCAGCCTGCCGCTCAATGCCGACTTGATTGGCCTCGACCCGGTGCGCCTGCCGGCCGACGGCCGGGTACCGATCTACCGCGAGGGCGACGTGCTGGTGATCCACCACACCGCCGAGACGACGGTCGCCAGCCCCGTGGCCGGCACCACGGAAACCCTGGCCCGCCAGCAGCAGGCCGCCATCGAGGTGGTGGCCGCCAGCGGCGTGGCCTTGGACCCGGCGCAGTACAGCGTCGACCGCGAACTCGGCACCGTCGCCTGGGCGAACCCGCTGATCCTGCAGGATGCCAGCGGCAACCCACTCGGCCTGCCGCTGACCATCAGGGATCGGGTCGAGCACATGGCGGTGTGCAGCGAGGTGCAGATTTCCGGTGCCCTCGGCATCGGCGCGCCGCTGCCCTGGGACCTGCCGGCCGGCGAGACGCAGGTGTCCAGCGCGGTGGCCTGGGGCGACCTGCAGGCCCGCCTGCACACCTGGTACACCCAGAAGACCTGGAACAGCGGCGCGCCCAACTGGACCGACAGCCCCAGCGGCGAGAGCACCACCAGCAACTACAACAGCCTCAACTACCCGCCGGTGGTGACCAACAAGGGCGCCATCGCCGGCAAGTGGGCGCTGGTGTTCACCGGCACCACCACCTTCAACGTGGTCGAGGAAAAGCTCGGGGTGATCAGCACCGGCACTACCGGCAGCGACTGCGCGCCGATCAACCCGGCGACCGGGGCGCCGTACTTCACCATCCTCGCCGCCGGCTGGGGCTCCGGCTGGGCGGCCGGCAACGCCGTGCGCTTCAACACCGACAGCTGCCTCGGCCCGCTGTGGATCGTGCGCACCGTGTTGAGCGGGCAGGGCACGGTCGAGGATGACCAGTTCAAACTGCAGATCAGGGGGGATGCGGACTGATGGCGCGTTTCTATCACTGGATGGACACCGGAAGCCCCAGCCGTAGCCTGAGCGGGTCTATGAGTAACCGGCTCAAGCAGATCCTGCTGGCTTGTCTGGTATATGGGTATGGCAGCAAGCCGGCCGCCGGCTGGTCACTGGTCCACGAGGCTTCGGGCGGCTTCAGCCTGCGGAACGCCACCGGGACCGGGATCATCAACTTTTCGGACTGGGGGGCGACAGTCTACGGCACGGTCAAAATCACGCTGCTGGAAACCATCACTGGCGGAATCACCAATGCCATTCCTACTGGAGACAACCTGCGATCCGGCTATGGGGCCCCCGGCGCTACGCCGCACGGCCTCTTTATGTACGGCCAATACCAAAATCCAAGCACGCTAGTTTGGACGGTGGTGGCCGACGAGCGCTCCTTCAGTCTCTACATTGCGGCCGCCGCTAGGGACCTCACGTCTTCCGGGTCTTACTCCTATTCCCGAAATACCCTGCTAGTAGCTGGGGAGTCTAGCGCTGGGCTGTTCTATGCCCACGGCGGGCTTCTTGGCACTAGCGAAACAATGTCCTTTACAGCCACTTCATTTCCCGGCCATACCGCTCTGCGTGACCAAACTACCGGACTGATAATCTCCGGGGCGGGGGGGACTATAACTCAAGGGTTAGCCAATTCTGGAGGGGCCACTAGTTCCGGTCCAGACCTTATTGGGGATTTACCCCTATCTAAAGTTCCACTTTTTTACTCCGGCACCATAGCTAGCTATCACCGTGGGCTTGTAGCTAGCCACCACCATTTTGCTTACAACGACTCCGCCGCAATGGGACTTCTCGGTCTTGTGGCTTCTGACGACAACAGGGGAAAACCAGTCGCCCTCGGCGACCTCGCCCTCGCTTCGGTGAGCGCTGAACTAGCCTATGGCCGGCGAGTGTTTCTCACCGACCACCCGGATTACTGGTAATGGTGCAGATCGTTTATCCGAGGGTGCTTGTTTCTCAGGAGACCATTCCCCCGTTGCGCACCGTGAACCTGCGCTTTTTGCGCGATGGCGACGAGACCGGCGGCTACAAGAAGGCCAAGCTGTTCGACGGGCCCGATAACCTGAATTTGCTGGCGGTCTTCCAGGCATTCGATGGCGTCACCACGTTACCTCAGCGCTTCCTGGCCTCGGCGCTGCCGGCCGACCTCATGGTTCTGGCCACTGACATGCAGGCGCCGAAGATCGCCAAGGCGGCGTTCGTCGTCGTCGAGGCGGACGGGGAAATCCTCATGAATATCTCCAACGGGGCGAACCCCGGGGGCGCTCATGCCACCGTGTCAGCCGTCGTGCGGGTGGATCAGCAGGCTGCGGCGCGCGAGGTGGTGGTGCTGGAAAGGCCGTCCGATGGCGTCTGGCGAGTGGCCGGTTATGGCTCGACGCCTGGGGGCGGCGGCGAGATTGCCCTGCGGGTGTCCGATGGTTTGTGTTACGCCCTGGCCATCGACGACTACGGCACTCTCTACCAGCCCACCCTCGCCGTGGCGATCGGCGATGTGATCCGTCCGACCCTGATCAAGGGCTGGCTGTACCGCATTACCCAGGCCGGCATCCTGCCGGCCAGCGAGCCCGCCTGGTGGGACGGCAACCTCGCCGGCCCGCAGGACCTCGGCACCGCCCGCGCCGAGGTGGTGCGCTACTACCGTCCCCTGGCCCACGGCCCCATTACCGTCGAGACGACCTGATGCTGACCGCCGACATCGGCGCCGCCTGGCGCCGCGCCGGCGCGCCCGGAGATTCCGAATCGGGTGTGCCCTGGAACCGCCTGATCCCGCTCAACCAGGCGCTGGCCAGCGGCTGGCAGCCCGGTCAGCCCTGCGAGCGGGCCAGCCGCAGCCCGTGGAGCGGCATTCCCGCCCGCGATCCGTCCGGGTGGTTGCCGTGGGGAAGGGCGCAGCCGGCCGGCAGCAGCGCCGCCAGCCCGTGGGGCAGCGTGCCGCCCCGCGACCACGCCGCCGCCAGCGGCTGGGATCGCAGCATCCGCCCGCGCGACGTGCGCCTGCGCCTGCTCTACAACCCAAGGCCGGCCTGGAAGGATCTGGGCGCCGCCCAGGCCTTCCAGCGCTGCGACGAGTTCGGCCCGCGCGCCGATGCCGCCGAGGCCCTGCGCCGCAGCGTCTACCTGCCCGGCACGCTGCCGCTGGCCTTCGACTTCGGCGGCGCGCGCTACAGCCCGGGCACCACGCCCGAGGTCTTCTTCGAGTTCCGCTACGTCGCGCCGACCCGAGCCATCCAGCCGGTGGACAGCGGCACTGCGGACCGCTGGCAGTCGGCGCGCCGGGTCAACCTGCAGCGCGCCCTGCGCTGGGGGCCTGGCCAGCCGAAAGATCCGATCGGCGTCGGCATCGCATACCCGGACTACGGCGGCCCGCTGATCGCCATCGACCGGGCCGTCGAGCCCGATATCCTGGAGACCTACATGATCGCCAACAGCGTGCAACTGGTCGTGCTGCCCGAGCGCACGCCGCTGGATGCCACCGGCCTCAGCGTCAGCCGCGACATCGACGCCTACAGCTGGCAGTTCAGCGCCCAACTGTTCGGGCGTACCAGCCTCAACCTGGTGCGCCCGGACGCCAGCGGGCCGAAGACCGTCGAGCTGACCATCAACGGCCACGTCTGGCTGTTCCTGGTCGAGCGCTACAGCGGCCAGGGCAAGTTCCCGTCCGAGCGCTTCACCATCGGCGGCGTGTCCCGCACCCAACTGCTCGCCGAGCCCTACGCGCCCCTGCGCTCGGCGGTCAACGCCGTGGACATCAACGCCCAGCAGACCGCGGCCGACCAACTGACCGACACCGGCTTTACCCTGGCCTGGGACTTCGCACACCAGTACCCGACCGACTGGACAATCCCGGCGGGGGCCTTCAGCTACCAGGACCAGACCGCCATGCAGGTGATCGCCCGGCTGGCCGAAGCCATCGGTGCGGTGGTCAAGCCGGCCCGCGACAGCGATGCCCTGAGCGTGATCCCGCGCTACCGGGCTGCGCCCTGGAACTGGTCCACCGCGGTGATGGAGCGGATCATCCCCGCGCAGATCGTCGGCGAATGGGGCAGCGAGTGGAGCCCGCAGCCAGCCTGGAACAGCTGCTACGTCAGCGGCACCACCCACGGCGTGGCGGTCGACGTGCGCCGCGCCGGTACCGCCGGCGACGAGCCCGCGCCGGACGTCTACGACGAACTGATCACCGGTACCGAGGCGGCCCGTTCGCGCGGCATCGCCGAGCTGGCCAAGGGCGGCAACCAGGAGATCGTCACCCTCAGCCTGCCGCTGTTCCCCGAAGCGACCGCCCCCGGCCTGATCGAGCCGGCGATGCTCTGCGAGGTGCGCGACATCGACGGCACCTGGCGCGGCCTCTGTCTGGCCACCGACATCAGCGCCGAAGGGGTAGGGGCGGCCCGCGTCACCCAGACGATCCGCCTGGAGCGCCACCACTGACGCCCCTCGATCCATGTAGAAAAAACAGACCCCCCGGAGGCGCCATGGCCACCGTCAACCCCTGGAAGAAATTCATCGGCCTGCTGCCCGGCGGCGTCCGCACCGTCGGCACCGTCACGGCGGTCAACACCGCCCGCGGCACCAGCACCGTCGAGCTGCGCAACGGCATTGGCATCACCGCCCGCGGCATCGACGTTGCTGTAGGCAGCAAGGCCTTCATCGTCGACGGCCAGATCACCGGCCCGGCGCCGGATCTGCCGCAGTACGACATCGAGGTATGATCCTATTACCACAAATACATCGGAGGTAATTATGGGGTGTAACTCGAGGGAATTTACCCTGGCAGCTTTGCAGGAGAGACCTTACTTCGGAAGGCTATCAGGCTACTTGATTGAGCAGCTCGTAGATCTTTCATGCGATGACCTTGCCCGGTTTATTCGGGCAATCGATGCACTTGAATCCGGTACACCTCGGACCAAGGCTCCGGGAGAGTATGATCCCAAGGCGGTGCTGGCGGGTTATGCACATGTTCACTTTTGCCGAGGTGATTGGGCCGCATCAAATCTGGCTATTTCCGCAGAAATGCATCGTACCCAACCGCTGGAGAAAACCATTGATCGATTATCGGAGCGGATCGTAGAGGCTGGACCACAAGCACAGTCCGTTCTCGACTCTGCCATAGATGAGTTCGCGTCTCGGCTTTCGACATCAGCTACCGGCGATTGGGTGATTTACAAAGAAGGCTCTGATGGGCATCTGTACTTGGCGATGCATGAGCATACAAAAAGAGGTTCTCCGGAGGAAATTGCGCTTAAAGAACTCCTCGATAGCATCTTAATCTAGTACATCATTTTTTTCATGAAGCCCGCCTTGTGCGGGCTTTTCTTTGCCTGGAGAAAACATGTCTCTGAATGAAATCCGCGCCGCGGCCATCGCCCCGGCGCTCGCGCTGCTGCCTGCGCGCATGACCAGCCCCCAGGCCGAGGCCATGCTCCTCGCTATCGGCCTGCAGGAGTCCGGCCTTGCCCAGCGCCGGCAGATCGGCGGGCCGGCTCGAGGCCTCTGGCAGTTCGAGCTGGGCGGAGTGCGCGGCGTGCTACAGCATCCGCTGAGCCGACCGCCTGCGCTGGCGGTCTGCAAGGCCCGCCACGTCGAGCCGACCGAGGCGGCGGTCTATGCCGCGCTCGAGCACGACGACACCCTCGCCGCGGCTTTCGCCCGCCTGCTGCTGTGGACCGATCCGGCGCCGCTGCCGGCGCTGGGCGAGGTCGGCAATGGGTGGAGCCTGTACGTGCGGACGTGGCGTCCCGGAAAACCGCACCGCGACCGCTGGGACGGCTGTTATGCGCGGGCCATGGATGCGTTGAAGGAGGCCGCCGATGCTCGCTAGCGCACTGGCTTCGCTGTTGATCAGGGCCCTGACGGCCGACGTGGTCGCTCAGATCCTGCTCAGGCTGGCCAAGTACCTTGCCGGCAGGACGGACACCACGCTCGACGATGAAATCGTTCAGATCCTGGAGGAGGCCATCGCCAAGAGCAAAGCGTGACCGCGCATCGCCGCTTCGGTGCCTTCAAACACTGGGGTGGCAGTAGCGGATGAATGCGATCACGCCGAAATCGAAATGAAGGAGAGCGACGGCCCCAGTGTTCCAGCACCCGGGCCGCCGCCGAACCTGCAGACTATCCCTGCAAGCCCAGCCAAGGCTCCCTGCTCCGTGCACGAAGCGGGCGGGAGCCTATCACCTGTTCTTTTATGCGGGCTATCCACTTAGCTCCTTGGTGGACTTTTCGGCGGATTGACAAGGTTCTGGTACGTCATGGGTGTGGTGACAACAGCCTGCTCCAGCAACCTGTAGAACAGCATGCCGCGTGACGACGATTTTCGCCTGTTGAACCGAAAAACGAACTCGTCAAGGTAACTGTCGAGCTTGGAAGGTTGCACTGCGCCTTGGTGTGTTCCAAGTAACCATCGATGGATGAGCGCGGCTACCCTGTGAACACCTGGCATTGCGGCATGTGCTGCTGTTGGCGAGCCGAGCATGACACTTTTTCGGTGAACATATCCCTCGCGCTCAAGGTTTCGGTAAGCAGCCGA